GTCCAGCATAGCATTGATAAAATCAAAATACTCTTGTTTTTGTTCAATGCACGTCTTCATAACAAACCACCATCATCTAATATCAAATCCGTAGCCGACCATTGAATATTAATGTTATTGGTCGCCCCTCTAAGATGCGGAGATAACGCATATCCAATAGCAAATGCCGTCTGCCAATTTTTATTGATTTGCAAATCACCCGCCCACAATCCTTCATCCCATAATGCATCGTCCCATAATGCTGTAATCGTGGGGCTAAATGTAGGAATTCCTGTTGGGTCGGTCATGTCATAGTCAACGTTAATCCCCATAGATATACTAGGAACGCCTTCTGACGAAATTACGGGGCGAACTAAATTAACCTTTTTTAAAGATCGTGATTTGCAATAACTAAATGCTTGTTGCGCTTCAAAATTAATGTTTGCTCCATTATCCGCTATGGTATCCCATGCCTTTGCAACATAATTACTGCCGCCAAAATAGATGTGATCTTCATGTAAAACAAAACAACAGGCGTTCCAACCATCAAATATTGACCATGCACCACTAATTGTATTCATTACAAATTGAATAGATTGTGTGGGGCTATAAGGAACATTAAGTAACAACATATCATTTTTGGGGAAAAGGATTGTTTCCCACCCGAAAATAGCTGAACTGCTAAAAATATACGAACTGATGGTATTTTTTACTTTATCTGTCAAAACAGTTTTTGAATTAACCCTGGTTGACATTAAAGCCTGACTTAGTATAAGTAACCCATCTTGACTAATTAATATCAAATCACCAGCATATTTATGAAAACAACGACGACCTACCGGTGAGCCAATATCGTATACCCCAACTAATTCCCATGTAGTGGCTGAAGTTGGATCAGTCCCACGAAATACGCAAACCTGCCCATTCGATGAAACGAATACGGCATAATCGTCCACCCCGTATCCGGCATCAAGTGACCAGTTCGCCATAGCCATAAGAAATCCGCCACGCGTAAATAATGAAGAGAAATCAATCGCCGCTGCCGCTCCGCCAATGGAAGCCGGGGGCATATACCACGCTTTTGAGCTTTCTTTCTCAATAAACCATAACAGTGCTTTGAATGCTGCAATCTGAATAAATCTTCTCGGATCAACGCCAGTAATTGTTATATTTAAGGTGGGCGAAACAATCCCCGTTACCGTAGTCACTCCTAAAGGGGCGGCAAGCACGTAAGTAAAAGTAGAAGCTCCCGTTACTGTAATAACATAGGTTCCATTGTATCCTGCTGGAGTGAACCCAGTTATCGTAACTGACATTCCGGTTTTCAGATTATGGGGATTTGCCATTATTCCCGTTGCAAGAGTCCCAACGCTGGTAATGCTGGTTACAGTAGTAATGAACGGTGCGTCCAGTGCGTTAGACCACACACTTCCGTTATATATTAACGGCAAATCTTCGCCACTGACTCCTACTAGAAAAACACCTCCGCCAGTTCCAAAATTAATAGTCTGGAATTTATTAGTAGCATTACCTTCAATAACAGGAGTTCCTACCGCCCCGGGACTAGTGCAATCATATACATCGTCAGAAGACCATGCGAATAATTTTGGAACTCCAGAAACAGCCTTATAAGAAGCTAATGTACACACCTGATCGGGCGCACCGGAATTGTGTTCACTATATCCTTTTCTTACTTCTACATTATACGGAGTGCAGAAAAAGTTATTTAATTTGATCGCATCTTTTTCTGCCATTTCGGAAATAGGATCACGGGCATTCAATCCTCCCACCGGTGCGGGAAGAGGAACAAGCCTCGCGGTGCCACGACCATATTTATTTCTATGTGGATAACGCATTACACGCTCCAGGAGCCTGATGGTATGAAAATGCCCGGTTCAAGATCATAATGCCGACCATGTGTGGTTAAGATTTGTTTTGTGGCATCTCTATCGGTGGCGTCTGCTACAAGTGCATCATAGATCTCTTTCTTTTCCCCATAATGAAGCCCTTTTTCTGCTCTCCACCGCCACATAATACCCGCCATCATAATATCATCGTCAAAAATACACGTATCATTATCAGAAGACCAGAAATTGGTCATTGATGAATTAGAGGCTTTATTAACCCAGTTCTTTGATACATATTCTAAAGAACAAGTCTGGTTAGGTTCTGGAATAGGAAAAAGATAAAAATTACCTCCTCTTATTCGATACTGACTATATGGACTGGTAAATTGCATTGCCACGGCTTGTTGCCACTCCTGCGAAGATCTCGAACCATATATAGGAAGTCGGGTGTTCCTGTTCCATACGATATCGTTCAGGATAAATTTATAGTTAGGAGCTATAGATTCAACCGTACCCTGAAGTTGAGCCGCAACGGTAACAAAGGTGGATTCTGTTTGCAGAACAGACCAGTCATAAAGCGAAACTAACTCACGTCCCTCTTCATTAGAAAGAGCAAGCAATTGTAATATTTGCGTATCTGTTGAAGTAATAGCCACATTCGGAGAAGCAATTGACAATCTAAGACAAACTTGTTGTATTAGTTGCAAACAAGTAAGTGCCATTATGCAACTGCTTTCTTACGTGGTTTTTCTTCTAACGCATCCAGTCTCGATGATAACTGGACTAATTGTTCTTGTTGGCGGCGAATAGTCTCATTAGCATTTGCCAATTCGGCAACCACTGGCGACATGTCTTTTTTTGCTTTAATGTCTAATCGTGCCAAATCGCGCAAAACTCGACCATCTAACCCAATATCACTGAGAGCGGAATCTGGAACCGAGGCCAAATCTTCAACGGTAGGGAAACGAAATGCTAAATCTTCACGGCGTTGTTTGGCGATTCTTTCATAAGTTATCAATGGCGTGCCATTAACAGGCATTTCACGACCTTCTTTATAAGCTTTGTATTTTTCTTTAAAGATGGCTATCCAGGACGGGTCATAATTCCCCAGCGCGGCTTCTTTTTCTTTGCGTGCCATGAAGTCATCTGCTATGAATTCACTTGGGCCGCCCTTTTGATCGTGCGGCGTGATAAATAACATTGTTGTGAATTTAGGAACCGGGTAGCCGAGTTCAGATGATTTTTCTTCGTTAATACCAGTTTCTATGTCTTTAAAGAAAAACATAGGGGGGCGTGATTGATCGTAAATCATAAAATGTCCTTTTAAAGTTAATTATGCTTAAGAAAGTGTTACCACTTTCCAAAACATCCTTTTTGAGCCGATTAATTTAGATCAAACCTGTTTTAACCGGCTCAAAAAAGATTAAGTTACAATTTGCATGCAACTTGGGTAAAAAAGCACACCAGAGCCATAACCACTATAAGTACCAGTTAACGTTATTTGTCCGGTAGCTGTTGAGTTTCTATCTCCGAAAGTGTTGATAGCCGAACCAGTATAGATGCGCTTACCATCTGGATCTAACCCCGCTGCTACTGTTCCGCCGGGGATTCCTGTGCCTGCTAGTTGCATTCCAACAAAAACACCGTCATACCCACCAGGCACAAATAAAACCCCTGTACCCGCCTGAGTATTTGTAGAAGCAAAAGTTTTTGTTGCTGTTTGAGGAACACGGTGTCTTATACCAAGAAGTTGTTTGCCAGTTACTGAAGCCCCCAAGATTCCAGAGGCAGCAATAGCGACAACACCATCAGCGGCAACAGTTGCATTCATTCTATAAACCGCGCGTCCAGTTACCTGTCCCCATCCGTATTGCCCAAGTAGGATCCCGGGAGAAATTGAAACAGCCCACGGAAATCCCTGCGTTACAACAGATGGAAGGTTAGTGCCACGCCCAAGCTCATCAAATACAATTGCACTTCCTTTTGCAATAGCCTCATTTGCTTGAAAATAAACAAACTCAGCTAGCCCCCAAACAGGATCCACCGCAGTAATCTTTGTCCCCAAAGGCATGCGTTGAACCGAATCAGGTATAAACCAGTCATTAAATGGTTGCGAACCTGCATAGCCATCAATTGCTGCGTACATATTTTTTCTCCTTATGCTTTTAAGACACCTTGAAGGGATCTATTAGAAACAGTTAAGTTACCTTGCCAGATGATCCGTTTAACCATAGCATCTTGATTAATAGAGTCGACGTCATCCAACATAGTCATGTTAGCCTGTGAGTGAACTACTAACTCCAAAAAATTGGTATTGATAAAGTAACCGTGTGATGTTGGAATGCCTCCCGAACTATCAAAGAAGACATCCGCACTTTTGTACTTCATACTAATCATACCGCCCTTACCATTGTCTTCCGGCGCGTAACGCTTTAAAGCGGTTTGAGATTGTTCATAGAACGAGAAATAATCATCTGAGAAGACGATCATGTCTGGCATGTCAATACCACGGGTTGTAGCTATCCATAATGGGAGCATTAAAGATTCGATAGTAGCTGCCGAAGGCACAATTGCACTACCTCCTTGTAATGGAGCAGCGGCAGACTGTACTTTGTTTTGCCAAAATGGGTAGGTTCCACTTGCAATGCCCCCCACTGTACCAGTACCAGTATCAGAAATAAGTGCCTGAAGGCCATTAATTTGATTGGTAGCTGTCCCATCTGAATAAATATCAGTGCTTAAACCATTGGCAAAGCTGTGTTGTGCATTCTTTATTTTAGCTTTAACAAAATTGATAATTTCTTGTTCACCATGATTAACCCGCATTTCATAGCCAGAAACAGCAAGATTGACCGCAATTTGTCGCCACGGAAATTCTGCTGCTGTCAATACGTCTACCGCGCTGATATTGAGTACGTCATAGCCAGAATAGCGTTGATAAGTGCTATTGTTAGCATATTCTGTTGGCTGAACGATACTCAAACCACCGTTAGCCAATCGTACACGGCCTGAACTTGTTAATTTACGATATAAGGCATTATGCTTAGATACGTTATCGGCGATCTCTTTTGAATGATTACGATATGTTGTAGTCACCAATTCAGAAAACACGTTAAACATGCCTGGAGCAAAACCTTGTCCTGGAGATGGCATATTAATTTCCTTTATTAATAATAACCGCTAGGAACTAAGTTCCTGTAGGTATTTCTGATTGTCTCATCCATAGTTCCTATGGGCTGTTGTGTTGGCATAGCAGCTCGGGAATGAATATTCACACTCGATGCTAATTTAGCCGTTTGCGCCCTCTTTGCCGCTTCAGTTTTAGCCTTTTCAGTTTGCTGTTGTAGTACAGTCGCACGGGTAACTGGGTTGGCGTAGATGGCTTGCTCATAGGCATCTTCAAGACTTTGGGCTTGGTGCGCTTGTAATAGCGCCGCCATATGTCCCCTTACAGTCTCAAAATGACTATGGGCAGGATCAGCAGCAAAAGATTCGATTTGACTGTGAAGTCCATCGTACTCTTTTTCCTGAGCCTTAGTTTCTATTTCTTTTAGTTGATTTTGAAGTCGCTGATTTTGTTCTTGATATTCAAATAACCTTGGGTCAATTGATTGAGATGTTTCAATCGTCCGACCCAAATCTATACCGTATGTTTTTGCAAGATAAGAAAAATAATATTGTTTATCTTGTTCAGAGCCATAACGCAACCGATGATCCGCAGCAAGCAGTTCCTGAATAGCTTTCTCAGGGGAGACTCCCAATTGCTGGAATGTTTGTTTATATGGCGTTATTAAATTATCAATTGAATGCGCCCAGTCAGCGGCTTGCTTGTATTGCTCAATGCCCTTGTGAATATCAGCCTCACGCCGCTCAATTTCAGCCTGAAGTATTGGGTCAGCTTTTAAGAATGCCTCATGGGCTTCTTTTTTCCACGTGTTGGGGGCTGTTTTAGGCGCGGCAATAGGGGGGGATTCTGTGGATGTCGTGTTAGTCGTTGTCGCGTCTTCTTTGTTAGGAGCAAATTTACCGGTTACATCACGGTTACGCTGTACGTTTTTATTTACTTCAGCGATTGGCTCGACAACATTGGAGGCAATATCAGCCAGTGGATTATCATCACTGCGTGATCCGATATCTCTTAAAG